AGGCCCGATAAATTCTCAGGGACAGAATTTCAAAAAGTTCAAGGCAATCGCTGCGATTGTTCGTTTCTCTTTGAAAATAACGAGGTTGCAAAAGCAACATCGAGGCAATATTATATATCAGACATATAAAAGCGAGGAACATCGATGGCATCGCCTAGTTACGAAACCGCCAGGGTTCGCAAATTACAGGTTGAAACCGCATTGGCCGAAATGGATTTGGCAAAGGCTCGACGCGAATATGTCTCGGCCGATGACGTTCGACACGTTTGGGCGGATGTCCTGGCGAACATGAAATCCAAGTTGTTATCGATGCCGACGATCCTGGCACCCATGTTGGTTGACCAAAAAGAGGCAAGCGAGATCAAAGAGATCATCGACAAAGCGGTGATCGATTGTTTAGAGGAACTCACATCATATGACCCACAAATCGAAGTCGCACCCGATGATGGTGGAAGCGATGAGGGAAGTGGCGCGAAGCGCGATCCAAACCCTCAAACCGCCACCCCGACAAAGCGTAAGCGAGTGGGCCGACCTCGAAAGGCGTCTATCCAGTGAGGCATCGGCGGCACCTGGGCGATGGTACACCGAACGCACCGAGTATTTGCGCGGCATCATGGATGCGGCCAGTGATCCATCAGTCACCGAGATCGTTGTTCAAGCGGGGGCGCAATTAGGAAAAACCGAGGTTTTGTTGAATGTGATTGGTTTTCACATTGCGCATGATCCGGCACCGATCTTGGTTGTCCAACCCACCGGTCAAAAGGGAATGGCCGAGACATTTTCGAAAGACCGATTGGCACCGATGTTGCGCGACACCCCATGCCTCAAGGGGAAAGTGAAAGACCCTCGATCGCGGGACAGTGGCAACACCACCTTGCAAAAGAACTTTCCAGGCGGTCGAATTTCGATGATTGGTGCGAACTCGCCGGCGCAACTTGCATCGAGGCCGATCCGAATTGTTTTGTTGGATGAAACCGATCGCTTTCCGGCATCGTCTGGATCGGAAGGTGATCCGATCGAACTTGCGAGAAAGCGATCCGCGACATTTTGGAACCGCAAGATTTTGATGGTTTCAACGCCAACGAACAAGGACGCATCGATCATCGAGGAACGCTATTTGCAAAGCGATCAACGGCGATATTTCGCTCGATGCCCACATTGCGATGAGGCTCAAATTTTACAATGGAAAAATGTTCAATGGCAAAAGGATCGACCGGAAACGGCCGGTTATGTTTGCGATCATTGCGGAACATTTTGGTCGGATGCCGAAAAGAACAAGGCGGTTCGAAATGGATATTGGGAAGCGAGTCAAAACTTTCATGGCATCGCCGGTTTCCAAATATCGGGAATATATTCACCCTGGATCACGCTCGAGGATGCGGTTCGAGATTTCTTGAAGGCAAAGAAATTGCCGGAAATGTTGAAGGTTTGGACAAACACTTATTTGGGCGAAACGTTCGAGGTTCAAGGCGATGGCGTTGATGAGGATGATATTCCAGGGAAAGATTCATTCGAAAAAGAGTTCTTGCCGGATGAATGCGTTCTCATTACCGCCGGCATCGATACGCAAGACGATCGACTCGAGATTGAAATCGTTGGATGGGGCCGAGATCAAGAATCCTGGTCGTTGGATTATCGCGTTATTTATGGTGATCCATCATCGCCTCAAGTTTGGGGTCAACTCGACGCGGTGTTGTCGGAAACCTGGGATCACCCTCGAGGGATTGAGATGCCGATCCGATGCGCGTGTATTGACTCAGGGGGCCATCACACGAACGCGGTTTATACGTTCGTCAAGCCTCGAGAGGGGCGGCGAGTGTTCGCAATCAAGGGCGTTGGCGGCGAGGGAAAGCCACAAGTGGGAAAACCCTCGAAAAACAACCGGCAATCTGTTAGACTGTTTCCAATCGGCGTTGATGGAATAAAGGAATTGGTTTACTCGAGGTTAAAAATTAGAGAACCAGGGCCAGGGTTTTGTCATTTCCCCGAGGGTCGAGGTGATGAGTATTTTGCGCAACTAACGGCGGAAAAGATGGTCACTCGGTTCAGAAAAGGTTATAAGAGGCGGGAATGGGTACAAACCCGACCTCGAAATGAGGCTCTTGATTGCCGCGTTTATGCGATCGCAGCGTTGGGAATTATGAACCTCAATTTGAATAGTTTGGCAAATCGTTTCGCAAAGGCGGCAGAGCGAGAGGATGAACCGGATGAGACAAACAAGGTTGAACCGGCGAAAGCGGTGAGGCCATCACAACGACCAATCCCGAGGCCAGGCGGTGGCGGTTTTGTGAACTCTTGGAGATGATGATCGATGGCGAATTTATTTGATGCCGCAAACGCACCGACAACCGAACCGCTCGAAATTGTTGTTGGTGATTTCATCCAGTGGAAACGAACCGACCTCGGCGCAGATTATCCCAACGATCAATATACGGCGACATATATTGCACGGATCACCGGCGGTGGGGCGAGTGAGATTCAGTTGGCCGGCACCGCGTCCGGCGATGATTATTTGTTCACGGTCGATTCAGTAACATCGGCGGATTTCGTTGCGGGTTATTATCATTGGCAACTCGAGATCGTTCGGAACTCGGATTCGGAGCGGTTGGTTCTCGAGCGCGGAACATTCACGGCGATCGTTGATCTCGATGTCAACAACGTTGATCCTCGAACCCATGCGGAAATCATGGTCGATAAGATCGAGGCGGTTTTGCAGAATCGAGCCGATGCCGATGTTGCCAATTACTCGATCCAGGGGCGTTCCCTGGTCAAGTTGTCGATCGATGATCTTTTGAGGTGGCGAGATTATTATCGAACCGAATTGGCAATGGAAAAAAGAAAAGAGCGCGTTCGCCGAGGCAAATCGACCGGCGCAACGATCAAGGCGAGGTTTTAAGATATGGGCGTTTTTGATTTTCTAAAAAGAGACACGAAACCGGTCAAAAAGCGTTCATTCAAAGCGGCACAAACCGGCCGGTTGTTTTCGGATTTTGTGGCATCGAGCCGATCGGCGGATGCAGAAATTCGGCCGGCACTCAAATCAATCCGGCATCGATGCCGCGATCTTGCTCGAAATGATGAATATGCGCGGCGGTTTTTGACGCTAATCAAAACCAACGTTGTTGGTGATAAGGGCGTGAGCGTCCAGGTTAAGGCGAAAAACGCGGATGGCACATTCGATGCGCCAGGCAATGCAATCATTGAAAACGCATTCAAGGCGTGGGCGCGAAAGGGTGTTTGCACGGTCGATGGCCGGTATTCCTGGAAAGATGCGCAGCGGTTCGCGGCGGAAGCGTTGGCGCGTGATGGTGAATTGTTGGTTCGCCTGGTCACATATCCAGGCAATCAATTCAATTTTGCGATCGAGTTCCTCGAGGTTGATTTACTCGATGAGGATCAAAACGAGGATTTGGCGAACGGCAACAAAATCCGGATGGGCATCGAGATCGATCAGTTCCATCGGCCAGTTGCTTATCATTTATTGGCCTCGCATCCTGGCGATTCCGAATATGCAACAACCTTGGCAAAGAAGCGCACTCGCATTCCGGCCGAGAAAATGTTGCACATTTACGCACCGGATCGAGCGCAGCAAACCAGGGGCGTTCCCTGGATGGCGGCAGCGGTTGCACCTCTCAAGCAACTCAACGGCATGAGAGAGGCCGTTTTGGTGGCCGAGAGGGTGTCAGCCTCAAAGATGGGTTTCTTTACCTCACCGAGCGGCGATGAGTTCGTGGGCGATGATATAGAAAACACTTACACACCGATCATTGAGGCCGATCCAGGGACATTTCACCAACTTGGGCCAGGCCAGGATTTCAAGACATTCGATCCATCAACCGGATCAAACAATTTCGCGGATTTCGAAAAGGCCGTTTTGCGAGGGATCGCATCGGCCTTGGGTGTTTCTTATGCCTCACTTTCGAATGATTTGACGCAAACATCATATTCCTCGATCCGCCAAGGCGCACTCGAGGATCGTGATTTTTACAAAGTTTTGCATGATTTTATGATCGAACACTTTGTTCAACCGGTGTTTCGCGCCTGGTTGATGGCGGCAATGGATAACGGCGCAATTCCAATCCCACCAACGCGGTTTGATAAATTCGCCGACAATGTGGAATATCGAGCGCGTGGTTTTGCCTGGGTCGATCCGCAACGCGAAATGAACGCATCGGTGATCGGCCTCAATTCCGGCATTCTATCGATGCAAGATGTGGCCAACCAATATGGCCGCGACATCGAGGATGTGATGGATCAAATCGTTCTCGAGAAACAAATGGCCGACGAACGCGGCATCGAGATTGCATTCCAACCGTTCGGTGGTGGTCAATCCGGTTATGGGCCGATGAAATTCATGCCGGCGATGGAAGAACCCGAGGACGATGGCGATGGCAACTGATTTCCCCAAAAAGGGCGATGACCTCAAGATTTCATTGCGCAATTCGGAATATCCGCAATTCGATCGTGATTTCGCCGAGAACATCAAGGAGTTCAATCCCGAGGTTTGGGACACCGGCGGCAACATTCGAGGCAACCAGGCGTTTGTTTTATGGGGTCGAGCGAGAGAGGGTTCGGAATCCGAGGGGGTTTTGGATTGGATCAAGGAACGTGAGGCATGGGCCGCGCGGCATTTTGGCGATGGTGAACAATTCGCATCGGGTGAACTCGAGCCGAATTTGTCCAACGTTGCCGGCGTGATTGCCCAAATCAAATGGGGTGTCATTGGCAACCTGGGCGAACAACGAATGAAAGATGTCGTTCTCGAGTTGGTGAAAAAACTCGAGGGCAAAAAAGATCGTGCGATCGAGGATTTGACCGACACCGCACGAAAGAGCCTCGAGAACAAAGTCGAGGAACATAATGAGGAATATGGCGACGATCCAACGAAACGCGCAACCCTCGGAATGTTGGCGGAATCCTATTTGCGCGGGATCGGCGCATATAAAACAAACCCTGGTTCGGTTCGGCCTGGGGTGACATCGCCGGAACAGTGGGCTTTTGCCAGAGTCAATTCTCTGCTATTCTGTTTGAGAAATGGAAGGTTCCAGGGCGGCAAGCACGACACCGACCTTTTGCCGGAAGGACATCCGGAATCGACAAAGGGTCAAGATGAGGAAAGAGCAATGGACGCAGAACGTCACATCAAGAACGTGACCGAAACCGATGATTCATATATCGTCGAGTTCGGGAAATCCGATGAGATGGTGGAGGCCGATGTCGAGGTTGATGTCGAGGTCGATGCCGAAAACGGATATAAACCAGACGAAGAAGAACGCGAGGCACCGGTTGAACTGGAAACCCGCAAACGCTCGATGCACATGGATGCCGAGGTTGATGCCGAGGACGATCGTCGGATGGCAATTTCGATTTCGAGTGAAAAGGCGGTTGAGCGTTCATTCGGTGTTGAAATCCTGGATCACAACGATCGATCCATTGATCTTTCATTTCTTAACTCGGGCAACGCGCCTTTGTTGCTCGACCACGATCCCGAACGCCAAATCGGGGTCATTGAATCAGTAAACCTTGATTCCTCGGCGCGGAGACTACGCGCGACGGTTCGGTTCTCGAAAGGCCAACTTGGTTCCGAGGTTTATGATGACGTTCGAGATGGCATCCGAAAGAATGTTTCTATCGGTTATCAAATCGGGCGTATGGAGCGTGACGAAAAAGCGGAAGGTGGGAACACCTATCGTGTTCGTTCGTGGAAACCATTCGAGGCAAGCATTGTTTCGATTCCGGCCGATGACTCGGTTGGAACGAATCGCAATGCCGAACTCGAGCAAACCCCAACCCCGATTCCGGCACAAGCCGAAAGAAAGGAACCAACCATGTCAGAACAAGACATCCAAGCGGTTGAGGCGAACGTTCGCGCAGAATACGCCAAAACTGTAAATGAAATCCTAGAACTAGGTGCAGCGAAAAACAAACGCGACCTTGCAGACCAGGCCATCAAAAACGGTCTATCAGTCGAGCAATTCCGCGGCATGTTGGCAGTTGCTACAGCCGACCAACCTTTGACCACAGCCGATGAAATCGGAATGGATCAAAAAGAGGTTCGTCGTTTCTCGCTAATCAACGCGATCCGCGCGATGGCGAACCCAACAGACATCAACGCGCAACGCGCGGCACAATTCGAGTTCGAGGCATCCGCCGAGGCTCAGAAAAAATTGGGTCGTGAAACACGCGGTTTGATGATCCCTGGTGAGGTTTTGCGTCAGTGGAACAAGCGTGATCTGAACACAACCGATGACGCGGCATTGATCGCCGAGGATTTGCGCACTGGCGATTTCGTCGATGTACTACGCAACGCCTCAAGCGTGATGGCAGCGGGTGCGCGTATGTTGTCAGGTTTGCAAGGCGATGTTGTTATTCCTAAGAAAACAGGGGCATCAACCGCATCCTGGATCGCAACGGAAGGCAACGCGGCAAGCGAATCCGAGCCAACATTCGGTTCGATCACAATGTCGATGAAAACAGTTGGTGCGACAACAGATGTCACACGCAGCATGATGCACCAATCAGCGATGGACATCGAGACATTGATCCGCGA